GCTTCATGTCGATCGCGTAGCAGCCGCGGTTGGACCCCGACTCCCAGAACAGGAAGTAGATGTCGTTGTGCGACACCCCGACGATGCTCGTGGGGTCGAGGGCTTGCCACTGCTCGCGCGTGAAGACGCTGTCGGTCAGGTTGCGGATCTGGCCGACCCCCTGCACGGCCATCAGGCCGTCCGGGTTGGAGAAGACGACGCCGATGCCGGTGAGGTAGTCGAAGCTGCGCTTGCTCGAGCATGCGTACGGCACTTCGAACTTGCTCATGCTGTACGCCGCCGGCTCGCTGCCGCTGGCGATGTAGACGAAGCTCTCCGTGCCGATCACCACTGTCGTGTCGACGTTGCCGATACCGACGATGTCGGTGTCGGTGGTGAGCCGATAGCTCACCGGCCAGGCGTGCGGCCGATTCTGCGCGGACAGGCACAGCTGGTTGCGACGGAAGCCCACCATCACGCCGTTGGGCAGTGCCAGGATGCCCTCGAGGTCATCCGGTGGCAGGTCCCACAGTTCGCTCTCCAGTGCCTCGCCGAGTTGCGCGTCGGTGAGCACGTCCACGTAGTCGGCGGTGGTCAACGCGATCTCAGCGACGAACAGGAACTCGGTGCCCACGTTGCCGGTGGCCGCGCGGTAGATGCGCTTGGTCGTGATGGCGTAGTCGGCCGAGACACCGGATGGCACCACCGTCGGCGTCGTCACGGTGACACTGATACCGTCCGGCCGCAGGATGGTGGCGCTGGCCTCGCTCGGCGCGCTCTCTTCGCCGAGATCGTTGACGAAGGTGTAGACGTAGTTCGTTGCCAGGTTGGCGGGCACGTAGCCCGTCGAGCCGCTGGCGCGCACGAGGATGTTGTCGTAGTAGGTCTTCGCGCTGTTGGACGACGTCTCGTGCACGAAGCCGACGTAGTCGCCGAGCGAGAAGATGTTGGTGATGCTGACCGAAGTGATCAGGCCGCTACCGAGGTACAGGCTGGCCGTCACAGTCTGCGTGCCATCACTGTTGGCGATGACCTGCACCGTCACCGTGTACCAGGTCGAGTGCGCGAGCAGCGAGATCGTGCTGGACACCAGCGACGAGGACCCGGTGGAAGCCCACCCTGTCCCCGCCGAGATGGAGAAGCGCGAGAAGACCGAGTCGTAGCGAACCTGTAGGCCGGATCCGAGGACCCCGGTCATGATGTTCGCGATCATCTGCGCGTCGGCCGCGCCGGACTGGTAGGACCAGTCGAACGACACCTGCACGACCGTGCCCGACGCAATGCCGAAGTTGCGGTAGGCGTACGCCGGCAGGCCTGCGTTGCCGTTGGCCAGCAGCGCGTAGCTGGGCGCCGGGTTGCCCACCACGGCGTCTTGCGTGACCTCGCTGACACCCGGGCTCGATCCGGAGATCGTCCAGCTTTCGGTCAGCGAATCGCCTTCGTCGAGGATGTCCACGGCGAAGGTCGTCGCGGTCTCGTCGATGCCGGTCACCAGCGTCGGGGGCGACGTCGGCGCGGGCACGCCCAGCGGCCGCGTGGCCACCGGAAACGGTTCGGCGCCGGTGGTCGCCAGCGCGTAATTCGTGAAGCGCGGCTCGCCGTACAGGCCGGGCGACGTCAGGTAGGTGCGGTACGTGGTGTCGCCGGGGATGATCCCTCGCGCCACATCCACGTCGGCCTCCCACGACAGCCACTGGTCGTTGAGCAGGTAGATCGTGCGCACGGGCCCCGAACCGCTGTTGGCCAAGCCCTTGGTCGTCGCGAACTGCCGCCAGGCTTTCAGGTCACCGGTGAACAGTTGCGCGTTGACGGCCTCCTGCGCGGCGTTGTCCGGCAGCGCCCTCGGCGTAACTCGGGGCGCTTCTCCGCGGAACGATTCGATGGCTCGGCGCATGGGTCACTCGTTGGGGAACGGTGCAGTGGGCGGCGTGAAGTCGGTCGTGTAGCGCGCGATGCCCTTGGTGATGCGGAACTCGTCGAGCACGCCGACGAACCCGTGGTTCGTGCCCCAGTCGGCCACCAGCGCGCCGCCCACCGTGATCGCGTGCGCCGCCTCCGGGCTGTTGTCCCCGCCTGCGGTGAACTGCAACACGCCGTCCTGGAAGGCATACACCGTCGTGCTGGCGCGGCAGATCGCCAAGTGCGTCCAGACGTCGGGGTCCGCGTCGGCGACAAAGTCCGTCAGCAGGCCGCCAGGGCCGCGGTAGGAGAACTTGCCAGTGATCGGGTTGAAGCACAGGTAGCGCAGCTGTGTACCCCCGCCGCTGCTGATGTTGGCAAAGATGACATTGGGGTCGACGGCACTCGACTGCCCCGTGCGCTTGGCAAAGCATTCGATCGTCCAGTCGCCGCCGAACCCGAAGTCGATGCTGCTGGCACACTGCAGGTAGTTCGTGCCGTCGTAGATGCCTGAGCCGGCGCCGAACTTAGGGTCGGTCGTGTCGGTGGCAATCAGCCCGGTCTGCGTCGTTTCCCGGTGGTACGAACTGAAATCGGGGTAGGCCTGCTCGTCGTCGTTGTCGTAGTGCAGCAGCAGGACGACGTTAGCGAAGTCCGGGTCCGGCGCCGGGATGTGAGGCATCAACGCCCCCGCGTGCGTGGTGCGCATTACGGCGCTCCCAGATCACCGCACAGCACCCACTCGTCGGCTCCGGTGTGGATCAGCGACAGCACGGCGTATTGCCCTGCCGTTTCGGGAAGCAGCGCGCTGCGCACGTTCACCGTGACGCCGCTCTGGCCTACGACACTGACCCCGCCGAGGCCCGCCTGCATGATCAGTACCGAGACGTCTTCACTGGCGATCCCGAGGCTGGTGTCGCCCGGCACCGTGATGATCAGTTGGCCTGTGGTGTGCGTGGTCCTGACACCGTTGCCGAGGTCCGCGACATCCAGCAGGTAATCGCCTGCGACATCGCTCCACGTGAAGGCCTCGCCCGTCACAGTGACCACGTTGGCGTTCTCGCCGGTGCCACGCGTTGCGATCAGGTTGCGGCCGAAGTTGACCGTGTCGACGTTCGGCAGGCCGAGGTCGGTGCCTTGGTTCTGGAACTGGATGTAGTTCGGAAACTCGTCCGAGGCTTGCGGCGGGAAGCCGGTGGCTGGCGTGATACCGAAGCTCATGTCATCTCCCCACGACGAAAGCGCGCGGCCGCGCACGCATCGAGCCGGTGTTGTAGGCGCGTTGCACGTCGGCCTTGCCGTTGCTCACGCACGAGTTCCAGATCTTCTCGTACTTCTCGGCCATGTTCGGATCGCTCCACGGCTGGCCGGGGATGCGCAGGAGGTGCATGAGTGCGCCGGCCTCGATGCCGCTGCTGAACTTGCGCAGCGGCTCGGCGGGCACCTGTGCGACGCCGTCCTTGGGCTGCAGGATCACGCTGACGGTCAGGTTGTAGACCGCGTCCGGGATCGGCCACAGCGCGAACTGCGCCTCGGGCAAGTAGGCGTACTGCCGTGGCTGCATCGGCTGGTTGTTCGGGTCCCACCCGCTCGAGTCGCCCGGCACGATCGCGAACGTGTTCGGTGAGCCGGGCACTGTCGCCACACCGGACATCGCGCGGATGTTGACGATCTCGAGGTACGGGTCGCTGCCCAGGCTGTACGTCTGCGTGCCGTCGACCGTGGCACCGGTGACGGTCTGCCGCAGCCACTGCGTCTCGGCGCACCAGTCGCGGAACGCCTTGACGTACATGCGCCGCAGCGTCGTGCTGGGGGCCTTGCGGACGTTGACCGCGATCGTCGCCAGCTGATCGAAGACGTTGACGAACGTGGTCATGACACCCCCGGCGATTGCGCGACCTTGGGCGCCAGTGCCACCTGGGCCTGCGACTTGAGGCCTAGCGCCAGGCGCCACTCGTTCGTGTACGCGCTGGTCTTGGTCAGATCCTGCTTCTTGCTGTTCTTGGCGTAGGCCTTGGCCAGCACGAAGTTGGTCAGCGCGTTCTGGTAGCTGTCGGGCACCGGGATGTCCTCGCCGCTCGACCCGGTCAGCGCAGGCGGCACAGCGCCGTAGGTCACGCGAAGACGGCCGGCGCCGTTGTTGGGCGGGAACACGTAGTAGCGCCGCGGCGTGCGCGGATCGGCTGCGTAGTTCTCCACCTCGGCCTGCTGCGTGGCAGCCGGCCAGAACCGGTTCTCCTCCTGCAACAGCGCCAGATCGGTCTGGGTGACCGTGCGGCCTGTGGCATCGTTGTCGGTGGCGTCGATCAGCGCGACGCCGTCGGCGGGCAGTTCCTGCGCGATCCCTGCGGCCAGTGTCACGAAGTCGCGCACCGGGTACATGTCGGGCTTGACGAAGGCCGTGGCACGCAGGGCCTCGTTCAGGTAGCCCAGCAGTTCAGCGCGCGACCAAGTGCGGCGAGCGGTGTCCAGTAGCGTCACGCTGACGCTGTCGAGGATGGTGTCGACGCTCACCGCCATGGGTCAGTCCGCCAGACTGCCGTGCTGCTTGGCCAGCGCGCGGAGCTCGGCGCGCAGCGCGTTGTGGTGCTTCTTCGGGTCCAGCACGACCTGGTACTCCGTGGCCGCGAAGGCGACCATCTCGTCCACCGAGGCCTTGCCGATGTCGAAGGGTTCCGAGTCACCGGAGTCGATGACGCGGGCTGCCAACGTGGCGCCTTGCGTCTCAAGCCACTTCATGCGCTCGTCGTGCGTCGCCTTGGGCGAGCCGGTGAAGATGCGGTAGTTCTTGCCGGCCTTCAGATCGTCGCGCAGCGCGCCGACGTTCGGAAACAGGCGACCGTCCTTCACGTTGATGAGGAACGGGTGCCGCTTGTCCTGCTTGAACTTGGGGCTCTTGCCGCGGGCTTGAACGACTGCGGCTTCTTGGGCTTCGGTGATCATCGGGGGTCTCCGGGGTGATCGAAGGGACGTGGAAAACCGGCGCCCGAAGGCGCCGGTTCAGGGCTGCCGGCTCAGGAGCCGGTGGGCGAAGTGCCCGGCGTGTACGCCGGCCGCTTCATCTTGCCGGCCTCGCCATTCTTCTGGCTGGGGCCGAGCGGGGGGTGCGGGTAGCGGGCCTTGGCCTTGCCCGACGCCTGCGACATCTCCTTGGAGATGGTCTCGGGCGGCACCTTGACGGCGTAGTTCGCGCCGTAGGGGTTGCTGGTCTTCATGCGGATTCTCCTGGGTTGGGTGCGGACAGGACCCTTGCGGGCCCTATCCTACACCGTTCACTTCTTGATCACGGCCGTGCCGACGTACGACGGGCCGATGACTTCGTACCCGAAGACCATGAGCCCCCGGATGATGTAGCCGAAGTCGTTCGGGTTGTCGATCATCTGGCACTCGACGATCTGCGACGCGAACGTCAGGCCGGCCGAGTGGCCGAACATGGCGTACGAGGCGGGGCCAGGCGAGGTCTGCGTGAGCAGGTTGCGCGACTGGTAGATCGTGAAGCGGTCGATCTCGCCGACCTTGCCGTTGCGCAGGATCGACACGCCGTCGCCGGCCAGCGACGCGATGCGCAGGTCCGACTTCTTGATCAGCGCGATCGCCCACGGCGGCAGCACGAACCAGCGGCCTTCGTCGCTGACGTTCTGCTCGTCGAGCACCGTGCCGCAGTCGACGATGAAGTCGACGACGGTGGCGGCGGTGATCTGCCGCGGCGTGGTGGAGTCGCCCAGGTTGATGTCGTTGGAGTCAGCGCCCGCGGAGGGGCCCTGGTTGTCCGCAGACACGTCTGCCGGGATCGTCACCAGCATGTCGGCGTCGGCCGCGATGCGCAGCTGGATCGAGCCGTCGTTGGCGAAGATGTCCGCCAGGTCCAGGTCCGACTGGCGCGAGTCGACCGTCGACAGGGCGACGGCAAACGACTTGGCCTGGTCGATCGCCAGGGTCACCGAGTTGTTCGTCGGGTACTGGGCCGAGAGGCCTGCGCCGATGACGTAGTCGGAGACGGTGACGTCCGGGATGGTGCGGATCTTGACCTGCGCGCCGAAGCCCGCGATCTCGCCCTCGTAGTCCGTCGACGCGATCTCGCCGAAGACGGTGGTCTTGTAGAACTTCTCGACCAGCTTGCCCGAGTAGATTTCGGGGTCGAAATTGATGGTACCGCTCGGACCATAGTCCGGGATACCCGATGCACGTGGAACGCCTGCCATGATTGGCTCCTTTATTTGGCGCTACTGGTCACCGACCAGCACGGAGCTTCAACCTTGCTTCAAACGTCGCACGCTCTTTGTCCGTGACCTTGCCGAGGGCGGCCCGCTTGTAGAAGTCCTTGACCTCGGCCTGCGTGGGCGGGCGAAGATCCTGGGCATTCGGCTGCGGCGGGGGCTCTGCCCCTGGTGCCGCGCCGCTACCGCTGGGCGCAACCGGAGGTGCCGGCAGTTCCTTCGACTTGAGCCACTTCTCGACGATGTCGGCCACCTTGTCTGCCCGAAGGGCGGTGACGTGCTTCGTCAGAATCTCTTGCCGTTGGATCCCGGTCTCGGGGTCCTCTTCCATCAACCACGACAGCCAGCCTGGATCGGTGTCGATCTGAGCCATGTTCGGGATGCGCGATTCAAGCGCCTCCGTGAATGACTCCTTGCGCAGTCGAAGCTGTTCAGCCGCGTCGGCCTGGCGTTGATCTCGCAGGGGTTTGATTTCCTGCTCGACCACCGTTCGGGCCTGCTTGGTCGCTGCCGCCAGCGCCGCTTGCGCGATCGCACGTGCATCCTCTTCGCCGATGTCCTTGATCTGCTCGGGCGAGAAGAACTCGCCCAGGTCGATCTCGTTCGCCGGCGTGCTGGGGATCGCGGTCTTCAGGGTTCGGACCTCGTCCTCCAACTCGGTAATCCGCCCACGGAGTCCAGCCAGTTCGGCGCGGTGCTCGTCCTCACGGACCCGGAGACGGCCTGCGGTCGCGTCGAAGCGTTGCTTCCAGTACGCGGGGTCGCTGTGTCGCGGGTCGGCGGGCGGCGCAGGGGGCGTCGGTGCTGCCGGATTCGGGTTGGCGGGGTCTGCGCTCGACGCGGGCGTCGGCAGCGCGGGATCAGGTGTCTCCGGTTCGCTCCGTGCCTTGATGCGTTCCTCGATTGCTGCGGATCGCTTCAGGACGGCGCGGGGGAGGCGCGTTTCGTTCTTGGCTGGTGAAGCCTGCATTTGGGTCTCCGAGATCCAGGGCCACCATCAACGGGTGTCTGGGGAACCGGTTTTGCAGGAGGCCGGGGCGGCGAGTCCAGCGATCACGCAGCGTACGGAGTCCGTGAGGTGACGGGGCGTACGTTGCGGGTCAGCTTCTGCTGTGCCTTGGTGATGTCGCCGATCAACTCGGCGAGCTCAAGTGCGCGGCCCTGGAAGCGGTAAACCTCTTCACCGGTCGAGGAGCGCAGTGCTTGATCACGTTCAGCCAGCTTGGCTTGCAGCAACCTGAGCAGATACTGACCATCGGGGCTCTTGTGGAACCGATCGAAGAAAGCCAGATCGTCATTGCTCAAGTGCATGGCGCTGCATTCTAGTCTTCTTCGACAAGATCCTTCAAGAGTTTGCGGGTGATCTCCTCGGCGCGGAGCCGATTCATCTTCTCTTGGGCAAGAGTGCTGCGCAGCGCGTTGACCTGGTTCTCCAGCGCCTTGACCATCGCCGCGGTAGCCTTCTCCATCGCCGCGATCTGCTGGTCTTGCGCGTCGATCTTGAGGACCAGCGAGTTGACCTTTGTCACCAACGCAGGCATCCGATCGTCGACCGGAGGCGCCGGGGCTGCCGAGGCCGCCGGGGGTTCTACAGGTGGCGCACTGGGTGCTTCGCTGGGCGCGACCAACGCCAGCTTGCGCGCGCCCTTGACCTTCGGCACCGGCACGTCCGGCGCGGGCACGTCAGGCACCGGCTCCGGCGTTACCGCGGCCAGGTCGGCGGCCACGCCGCGCGCCAGCAGTTCAGGCTTGGGCGCCGGCGGCGCGTCCGGCATGTTGGTGATCTCGGCCGGCAACGGCTCCGGCGGCTCGGGCGCGGTTGTTTGCAGGCCGCGCCGGCGCACGTTCGGGTAGCCGAGGTACTTGGCCGACAGCAGGTCGTCTGCGCCCGACGACACTGTGATCGTGACGGTCGAACCCTCGGTGGCCTCAGCGCCGCCCGCAGGCGCTTGGCTGATGACATCGCCGGCCGCGACCGTGGTCGAGGTGGCCGTTTCGACCGCGACGACGACGAAGCCTGCAGCCTCGAGCGCCGCGACGGCGGCGGCTTGGCTCAGCCCGCTGACGTCAGGGACGACCGCCGCGGCCGAGGACTGCCATGCGGTGCCCTGCCAAGCACCGACAGCCCACGCGCCGGCAGCCCATGCGGTCACGGCGCGCCGCCCCAGTTCGTCGTGGTGCTGCCGTTGGCCTGCACCGGGTCAGCGATCACGTGCGTGATGTTGGCGTTGACCGCGTTGGTCGCGCCGAACGTCAACTGATCGGTCTTGGCCTTGATCGCGGCCACCTCGGTGTCGATGTAGCCCGCCACCGTCGACAGCGCAGCGGCGGTGGCCAGCGTGCCCAGCTGCGTGTCGAGGTTCGCCGCGGCAAGCCCAACCGCGGACCGAGTGCCGGCAGCGTCCAGCGGCGCCGTGTAGGCGCTGGTGAGCAGCCGCAGCGCCACCGAGGCCAGCACCGCGGCGACGTCGGCCGAGATGCTCGCTCCGGCGGGCGCGCCGAGCCGGGCCATGATCGCATCGGTCGCAGCGATGATCAGGGACTCGTCGGCGGGGTCCGTTGGCAGGTTGGTGGTCTTGGCGTTGATCGCGGACAGCTGCGTGTCGAGGTTCGCCGAAGCGAGGCCCACGGCGGTGCGCACGCCAGCAGCGTCAAGCGTAGACAGGCCTGACTGGATCTCGGCCACGGCATCGGTCGCGAGCGCCGAAGCGGTGAGCGTGTTTGCGTTCATGGTCCCGACGGTCACCGCCGCCGTCACCGATGCGACCGCGCCGCTGACGCTGGCGACGACTTGGTCGACGTCGATGTTCGTGCCCGAGAGGTTCTGCGCGGTGGCCGGGCTGCCGATGTTGGCCCAGTCGAGCCCGGCCTCGCCGCCGGCGCTGACGTCGAGCGTGCGCCCGGCCGTGGTCGGCTTGAGCGCTGCCTCCTTGCGGATCGTGAACGAGGCGACAACAGCGCCTTGCACCGACACGCCGTCGACCGTTCCGTTTGCGATGACGATGTCGAAGCACGACCCCGCCGAGTAGAACGTGCCGTCGGCGCTGGTATCGATCGCAAAGTGGTTCAACCCCGGGAAGCCGTCGAAGTCGGTCGTCAGCGTCACCCCGGCCGTGCTCTGCGTGGTGCTGCCGTCCTTGTAGACCGCAAGGCCCGGCCCCGAACCGCCGCCCAGCGTGAACGGCGCGCCCGTGCTCGGCTGGTAGGTGGTGAACTTCCCGTAGAGGATCGTCGAGAGGTCGTAGTCGCCGAGGTGCTTCATGATTCAGCCTGCGAGGGGTTGCGCCGCGCCGCCGCCGCGGCCTGACAGCGGGTTGAAAACAAGACCGCCGCCACCTTCGGTGAACGTGGCATAGATGTTCATGCCGCCCGAGTACGTGCCGTCAGTGCCCGGCCACGTAGCGGGCGGGCTAGCATAGCTGAACGTGCCGTTGGCCATCAACGCGTCGACACCACTGTCGTCTTTGGCGTAGTAGGCAGGGAAGTTGTCGGCGACGACGCCCAGCCAGTAGTACGTGCCGTCAACCAGGCTGAGTGAGGGTGCGGCGACAGTAATCGGTCCCCCGCCACCGGAGCCTGAACTGACGCCCGGATCGGAAACCGCCAGCAAAGCATCGGGCGCCCCGGCGTTGTCCGAGAGGACGACCAGCTTGAAGTTGACCGAGGCCGACGTGCTGGGTCCGAACCACGTGGTCAAGCTGTCGAGCGTGCCGCTGCCAACGCACTGGTAGCGCGAAACCAAGCACCGGCTGTCGGACCCCGGAAACTCCCCGGTCCCCCGTGTGGTGTCGCCGAAAGTAGCCATCGTTCAATCCTGCCGGCGGGCGATCAACCAACCTTTGTGGATGAGCCGGTTGTGGGTGGTGATGTCCGTCATGAAGAGGGATTGCCTGCCAAGTCGAAAAGGCTGAACCACCCCGCTGCTACTGCAGGGCGGGAGGCGAGCTTGCAGAGTGTGACGCGCTGCTTTGCGCTACGCGCGATGTCGTGACCGGATAGAACAGCCATGACGGCTCCTGCTCACCTTGAAGGCGCCCGCGCAAAGGTTGGGTGAAACCTGTGTGCGGGGCCTTGCTCAGACCACCGGGTCGGCCGGCGGCGCGTCGGGCACCAGGTCGTCGACCAGTTGCACCTGCGCCTTCAGCGCGGCCACGGCGGCCTCGAGTTCCGGCGACACGTTGGTGCCCATGCTGGCGATGACGGCTTCCAGGTCCAGCACCTTCTGCAGCGTCGCGGCGCTCTCGGTGGCGATCTTCTGCAGCTGGGTGGTGGCTGCGTTCAACAGTTCGGTGACTTCGGCTTGGGTCGACATGATGAGTTCCTTGATTTCGTTGAGGGAGGTGACGATGTCCGCGCCCACCGGAAAGTGGTGGTACACGTTGACGGTGATGCTCATGAGGTCGCCTTCTTGCAGAGGGTGACTTCGGTCAGCGGACCTCCGTCAAGGGGCAAGTATATGGCTCCGTTCACGACAATCTGTGACGCCGTGTTGTTGCACTTCGCCCCGACCGCGGCTTTGCGCGTCGTCAA